CTTCTGGAACTTGGATGTATTCTCCCTCATGAATAAAATCACTTGATGATATTGGTGTCCCTAGTGGTTCATTTGAGATTGTAATTGTTTCAACTGGTATTGGTTCCGGCCTGAACCGATCCTCGATAACCGCCATCCTCTGCCTTAATACCAGGACTTCATTATCAAGAGCCTTGCATCTCTGTTCTAGGTTCCTTATCTTTGCCTCCTGCTTGTCTTTCTCCCTCACGTAGATATTTTCGGGGAGTGCCATTTATTTTCCCTCTTTTATCAGGGTTGCAACCTCTTTCAGTTCCCGTGCCGCCTCGTTTGCCATCTGGTTTATTGCCTGGTCTGCCTGGATCTGTTGGTTCATATCGCCTTGTGCCTGCATTGCGAGTGCCTGTGCCGCTGCATTATCCTGCTGGTTCATATGATAGGTAGTCTGCATCTGGAGGGGTGCTTCATCCGGGAAGATTTCTCCGATTATCTCATTGGCATTCGGGATGTTCAGGGCTTGATATACCTGCCTCGCTAGAGTCTCCATATCCATAGTTCCCGCCATCGGCTGACCGTCGAGGGTTGCAGCGGTCTTCAGGGCGGTTATGGTTGCGAGGACATCATGCTCAAGGATTGGCGGGAAGGTAACGGATACGGTTTTCGGGATGGGCTCTCCCTTTTCATCCAGTGCCGTTATGGTGTATATCTCGTTTCCATCGTCGTCTACTATGACTTCCCCGATACTATGAAGCATTCCGGAGGGTGCTGCAATCGCCTGGTCGATTACATATTCTAAAATATCCATCCAGACGTCAGCCCATAGAGTTTGTCGGTCTTTGAACTGCAATTCAAGCGGTCTTTCCATTGCCTTTGCGGTTGCAAGGTTGCCGGTTGATGGATCTGCCGCCAGCATCTGGTCCGGGATACCACTTCCGGACCCGACCATGAGCCTTAACGCTCTGCCGTCGTCCACATTGGTTGTGCTCCCGGCTGTCCGGAATGGCTCAAACTTCGTGGTATCGGTTGCCACTACAGTTGTCCCTACTGGCCTGCCGTAATCTGCATTATCCCCGGTTAAGGCTGTGGACTCCCCCATTGTTGCCTGATATTTCGCCTTCGCAGCTGCTACCGCCCGGGGACCTCCGGTGGTTGTGACGACCTGTGCGATCCTCGCGTGTGCCTCCCATACGGTTGCGAGGTTTTCAAGGAATCTCTTATACGCCTTCGCCCAGTCTATGATACTGATTGTTTCCGGACATCCATACGTCCAATCGTCAAGGCCGTTCGTTTTCACATGGTAGACGGGCTGGTCCCATACAATCGGATGACTCCCATAATTATCGGGTTTATCTTCGGGTGAATACTTCCAGTCGGGGTGATATACCGTAATCATCTTCTGTGTGACGGTTCCCTTCTGGTAATCAATCGGGCTTACGGTGTAGTCCCTGCGGTATAACCAGGGCTCCATGTTGTCGTCCGGGTTCTTGATGACTTCCCGGATCTCGCTGAATGGGATGGTCCTGACGGTTACTTTCCCAGATGCCTCGTTGGTGAAGAATACGAAGAACCTGTTGCCGGAGGTCGCTAATGCCCGTTCGTTCTGCTTCCATGCCTGGTGACTCGTAAGGGCCTGGTAGTTCTTCGGGTCTTCCATGAATGCCTGAACTACTGCATCAACCTCTTCTGAATCTCCCTTAACTGTCATCCCCTGTGCAAAGACGTAGAGGGCCTGTAGTTCGATGGTTCTCCGGATGAGTGGGTTCTTTATCCAGTACGCCCGTCCCCATCCCTCGGCAATATCAAGGGCTGCCTTGGTGAGTTCCTTTCCCCCGGTTGCGGAGATGGAGATCCATCCGTCTTGCAGGAGTTGCATTTCAACTGCATACAGGGCCTCCTCTAATAGTTCCCTGTTCTGCTCTCCGGCTTTCACCTGTTCCTGTAACTGTGCAACGGTTTCTTTTATGGTTGGTTTTTTACTCGGCATTTCTTTCCTCCCTATATTTGCATACTCCGCCCGGTTCGATGAGAACAAGTTTTAATAGGCATGTTGGTTCCGATACGTTCGCCATGTTATACCTACAGTTTAAGTCATAACAGGCAATTCTGGTTATTCTTGAGTCTTCCCACATCTTCAAAATCCTCCTATCAAATCGGGCTGATTGAATACCCGCTTGTATCCTGGTAGATGATCTCCCTCATCGGCTGGTCTTCTCCTATGTTGAACAGTTCCCAAATCGCCCAAACGAGAGCGTCCATTCTGTCGGGTGATTTATCTCCAGGTGTCCATTCGCATAGTTGATCCTCTAATTCCGGGAAAGTCCCTACATGGTGAATCCTACCCTGTTCATACATCCCGGATACAGGCTCCGCTCTGATTGCCTTTCCCCTTGAAGCATGGACGGCATAAAATGGGATGTTCGGGTTAACCGTTCTGATGTTGACTTCCACCAGGTCCCCACCGTTGTTTACTTCCCCGATAACGCGGTCTGCCTGGAATCTCCTGAATGCTTTCACGGTTTCCAGCGCCCAATCGTGCGGGGTTCCGTGGATGGTGTTATCTCCGAGAATGTACCCATGCCCGTTAATTCCGATACCTGCCGCTATAATCCCGGTATCGTCGCTTGTCTTCCCTGATGTTACAGCAGGATCAACCCCTATTACCACCCTCATAAGTTGCGGGCATGCTTCAGGCCGTATCCGGAGATTCTCAATAATCGCCCTTTGCCAGAGTGCCTCCGGGTTATCGTCAAGGATCTCCCCCTCTAATTCCTGCCGGCCTAACCGGGTCCCTTCGTATTTTTCCTTTACTTTTGCGAGGAATTTCGGACTTAAATTATCTGCATTATCAAAGGTGGAGAATCTCACATCAATGGTATCGGGTGATTTCAGGAGTTCTTTTAATAGTGGTGTTGGTCGGGGGGTGGTGGTGATGAATACCTGCGGGTTCTTCCCTAGACGCAACCCCATGAGTAGGTTATCCCAAGTCTCTTGAGCATTCTTGAACTTCGCTAATTCATCAATCCATGCTGAATCATGCTGAGGGCCCCGGAGTTGATCGGGGGTTTCATCTGAAAAGGCAACGGCAACGGCTCCATTGGGGAAGGTGAGTCTCCTTTTTGAGGGTTCATAGGTGGGGACTTCTTCCGGTCTGGCAACCTTGCAGATGGAGGATTCCCCCAGCTCTATCATGATGTCTCTTACATCGGCGGCATTTGCACCTATCAGGGCTATGCTTTTGTATCCATCCCGTACTCTCTGTAATACCCATTCTGCGCCTGCGCGGGTTTTACCTCCACCACGGCCTGACCGCATGAGGTAGCAGAACCACGCTTTATCAGATGGCGGTATCTGTCCGGTGTGTGCCTGGAACGTCCACCTTGATGCGTATTCCCTTAAAATATCGGCATCACTTACGCTTTGAGAGGATTTCACGAGCACGTTTTTCCACCTCCTCATCTGTCATGTGGGATAGGAGGATAGGCCCGCCGTCCTTCCCGGTGATCTCCTGCTGCTGCCTTTCTACATACCCGCGATCTTTTCCACGTGTCTTTAAGGTGAACTGCACCGCCCACGGATCTTGATTGAGAAGTGAGGAATACAACGCACCCTCTGCAATGTCAACCATTCCCTCCCTTTCATCCTCTACCACCTTCTGCAACTCTTCAGACTTCTTAACCCTGCTCCATATCATTACCCTGCTGCATCCGAGTTTCTTTGCTGATAACATGAAGTTACCATGCGTCTCTCGTAATGCCTCGATGATTTTTGCGTTGGTAATGCGTGCGGTCATCAGGTGTTAACTCCGTTAATCTTGGATAGGATGTTCTCGTTGATGTGGGTGGCAATTGCCTTCATGAAAAGAGGGGGGACACTGTTGCCGATCCTCGCCCATTGTTCCTCGAATTTCCCCAGGAAAATATAATCATCGGGGTAGGATGCAATTCTTTTTAATTCTGGAATAGTTAAAAACCTGTTTTCTTCCGGGTGGAGGTGACCACATTGTGATCGCCTGATTGTTTTCGTAATTGCCCGGGATGGTTGATTCATATCCAGTTTTTTCAGGTTGAAAAAAGAACCTTTTACAATGTCTGACCCATCCTGCCAGGGTTTTAATTTCTTACCGATTTCCTTCGCTTTCCCTTCAGGATAAATTATTTCCTGATTATTATTGATGCCCGGTAAGACTTCTTTTAATGGGATCGGCCTTGTCTGCGGGTTCGGGTGCGAAGGGTTCATCCCCAAATCTTCCCGGACGCCGACGAAGATCATCCTCTGCCGGGACTGCGGGACCCCGTAATACATCGCGTTCATTAACCGGGCTTTTACCCGATACCCCGACTCTTTCAGTTCCTTTAGAATTTCCGCAAAAATGATTTTCATCTTTCCTTTTACCATGCCGGAAACATTTTCCATGACGAATACTTTCGGTTTCAGACCACGGAGGAGTCGTATATATTCCCGGAATAACTGGTTTCGGGGGTCGTCCATCATTCTCTTGCCTGCAGTCGAGAACCCCTGGCATGGCGGAGAGCCATCCAAGACATCAAGGTCACCTACTGAAAGACCGGTCTGATGTAATACCTCATCAACGGACAACTTGCCGATATCGCCATGATACACTCTTGTGGCGGGGTAGTTCGCCTTGTAGGTGGCGACTGCGTTATCATCCCATTCTACGGCGAGGAGGACTTCACCCCCTGCCATCTTATAACCGGTCGAGGACCCCCCACATCCGGCGAATAAAGAAACGACCTTAAACGGGGAACTCATGTCCACACTCCGGGCAGGTTACTTTTTTCACATCGTCCGCACACGTCTCGTCGTATTCCGGTTCGGTCTCGGGGATGACTAATGAATAGTCCTGAGCAATATCCCCCATTAACGCCTGCACCCGTTCATCGTCTGACTTGCATTGGTTAAGTAACGCCTCCAGCATGTTCTTGTCAGCTTCTGC